TTCATAAGCTTCCGGTGTTCAGCTTCTTGAAGAAGGTGGCTTCAAGGATTTTCAGGCCCAGCGTAAAGTCACGGGCTTCGATGGGTGTGGCGAAGACGTGGTTCTTTGAATAGTAGGGGTCAGGGTTCTCGGGGTCGGTTGTCGCCACGCAGCAGATGAAGTTCTTGACCGACATCTTGTTGTCAAGCAGGAACTTGGCAAGCTCTGCGATAGCCTGAATGATTTCGGTCTGTTCTTCGGAGATGTCAGGGGGCAGGTCCGGCAGCGGCGCGGGGGCTGCTGGGTTGGAGGCCACGATCTTGAAAGGCACTACGTTTTCAGTCGACACAGTATCCACTCCTTGCGTTTGATACGGGTTGAACAATGTTGGTGCGGATCACCCAGATGTTGGTGCCGTTGGAAGGGTCGATGGCCTTTTCGAGCCACACCTTTACAACGTAACCACGCTTGCGCCACCAGTTGCGGATGTCTGCCATCAGCTTGTAGTTGGCTGCGCGATCCGCCAGATAGTCATGCCTTGCCATTGGGCCTCCATTTCTTTAGGCCGTCAGGGTTCTTGTCGCTGGCCTTACCCCAGTTATACCCGACTTCGACATCGAATGGAATAACTATTTCACGGCTGATGTCTTTGATGTCAGTCACTGGGAAAGGAAAGCGAAGGCACTCAAGAACTTCAGGTAGCAGTTCATCGGCTTTGTCAATGCGGACCTGGCCGAGAACAGCATCGTGTAGGTTCAGAAGTATTTGGACGTCGGCGCCGGGCTTACCTTCAAAGCGTTCCCATAGGCGGTAGATGCCAATGTTCATGAGGACACCGACGCAGTGTTGGGGCACAAAGGCAATAGCTTCGCGCAGGGTGGCGTCATCCCAGCGCCGGTTCCAGAAGGTGCGGCGGATGCCGAAGGGCGTGTTAAGGTAGCCCTTGGTTTGAAGTTGGTTGGCAACCCACACGTGCCAGTCGCTGATGCCGGGGAACCGCTTGAAGTACTGAGCCTGGAAGGCTTCAGCAACGGCGGTCTCCACCTTCATCTGCTGTGCTAGCGTGAAGGGTTTGCCATAGTAGTTACTGCCATGGGCACCCCGCTTCGTGATGTCACGATATGAGTAGCCACGGTAGTATTCGCGTTCAGCAAGCTCGCGGTCTGGCGCGAAACCAAAGACCATGGAAGCGACCATTGTGTGTGAGTCGCCACCCTCCACTGCCGCGATGTAGTTATCATCGCCGGATAGATACGCAACGATACGCGCTTCTGCTCCCTGTTGATCAGAATAGAAAAGTAGATAGCCTGGATCAGCAACGAAGCAGGTGCGCGCTTCCTTCGGAATATTTTGAAGGTTACTTCCGATACGGAACGGATGTTCACTTGACGATAGGCGGAACGTTTCAGTGCCTGCGATATTGAACGCTGCATGGAAACGGTTGCTCGGGGATAGCTTCTTGGAAAGGAACTCGATTTGCTTTTCAAGGTCGCGTATGCGGAGGATGTGGTTGGCGAAGAGCGCCCCGCGTGGATAATCGCGGGCGATGCGTTCAAGGATTTCGCGGTCGGTTCCAACTTTGGTTTCTCCTTTCTTGGATTTGGTTTGCTCGGGAATGGCAAGCATTTCGTAGAACAGAACCATGAGTTGGGGCGTCGAGTTGTGATTGACGGTCGTGCCCCATAGCTGTTCGCACACGTAGTCAAGGTTGGCTTGGACGTGGTCAGCGCGGGCGCGTAGTCCGGCTACTAGGATGTCGCGCCGCTTGGTGTCGATCTGTACGCCGCGCCGCATCATGGTCATGATGGGACCAAGCATCAGTTCGCTGTAGCGGTAGGTCGTTGCGGCCCAGTCAGGAAGAAGGCCCTCGTCGTAGATTTCTTTGAGGGCCATCGTCTGCATTGTGTCGTTGCCGTTATAGATGATCTCCTGATTTTCAGGTGTTATCGGGAGATTCATTAACTGGAGTGTCTTCATTGGATGCTCCGTTGAGGAAGTTGTTTCGCATACGGGTTAGCAGATGCAATGTCAAGGGAGGACCGTCATAGGATTTGGCAAACCGCCGGACGCGGGTCGGGTCAAGGTCAGCGGCCAGACAAACTTCGTCGAAGTTTTGGGCGGTCGTGCCAAACTCTGCCGTAAGCCATGCGTGGGCCTGCCGTTTGTTGACGTGAGCAACAGGCGTCTTGGGTTTGGACGTAGCGTCAATCAACGCTTGGATAATTACGCTCGCCCATAGGCGCCGGATACTCGCATCATCTTCAGTCAACTAAATTCTCCGGTGTAATAGTCCCACGTACCGTCTCCGTGTCCTGCACAGAACTGGTGAGTTGCTCGAAGCATGTTGTTTGTCCCGACCATTGCAAAGTTTTGCGCCAGAAACTCGGGCGTGAAATTTGCCTTGGAATTATAACGAGCCATAATAATCTGGCACATTTCGACGGCGGTAAGTATCTCGCCATATTCATCTTCGATTCTATATCGTTTGTCTATGAACTTAGGGAGAAGGTCATCTAAAGATTGAATCCCTTCATCTTCATCAACGTGGATAGCAAAGCACCAACCGGCAGAACTCTTACCGATGTGGTAGCGCCAAGGTTCCTTGTGCTGCTTACCGCAGGTTGGACAGGCAGCAGCCGTCACATTCTCAATCAGATAATAATTCGTTCCCATCATACTGCTCCTGCCTTGTTAAAGTCTTTCTTGGCCTTGGTTCGCAGGTGCTTCCATGCTCGGGTCGGAATGTGAAGGGAAGCTAGGAATCCCAGCGACTTCTCCCATTCAGGTTGCCATGCGTGGTGGCGAAGCATCGTGTCGAAGATATGACCTTTAGGTCTTATGCCATAAGCATCGAGGTATGTCAAGTCATAAGTGGCATTGTGGAATCCCCATGCTAGGTCGGGGCGCCGGGCCAAGAAGTGAAGCCACATCCAGATGTCACGTTCGTCTTGCTCAGACCAGATGTTCTGGTAGGCACGGTCTTCTAGCTGAACGTACAGGCAACGATCCGACGCGGTGGCTACCGAGAACTCAGTGATGCGGCAGGCTTTGTTGGTCTCGACATCGAACACGATTTCGTTGCCAATGTAGCGGGTCGAGAAGTCGTATAGGTCAGCGACCGTTTCGGGTAGGTGAATGGTGCGGGGCCTGTCGCTGTAGCGGGTCTTGGCTTTACGCATGGCAGAGACCACGACCGGGCGTTCGTTCCAAGCCATGCGCGCGTAGAGGGTAGGTGCGTAGGTGGGGACGACCTGAAGGCCGGGCACGAAGGGACTATCGATGTGGGTGCCCCGGAATGTGTCAAGCTTGGTCTCGCCGGTCAGGCAGTGCATGGCGTGGGGTCCCATGGTCAGGGCCATGTCATAGCCTTGCAGGTCAGCGCATAGCTTGACGAAATCGTCTTGGGCTAGGCGCGTGAGGGGGCCGCCCGGCTTGTTGCCGACGAATAGCGTGTGCCACTTGGCAGTATAGGCGCGGAATGCTGTGAAGGTGCCGGAAGGCACAAGCCCAGCAGCACCTAACAGTTCTTGCGTAACCTTCCACTCCCATTCTGATAGGGGGTGACCAGTCATTGCGTCAACGGATGGCCAGTCAAGTACTAGGGCGATCTTCAAAGGGAAGCTCCATCTGCACGGGGTTTGGCATACGATTGACAACCGGAACATTCTTCCAGTCGCCATGCTTATCTTGGTATTGAATAGCATACTTTGCAGGGTAGGGTATGCCTTCTTCGTTGCGGCTCCACTCTTGAAGAACGCGCAGGGTAGGCACGGTGTTGCGGCACATCAGAGAGGCATCTCCAATTTGTGGGAGGCTAGGTCAAGGGGCTTGCCGCCATAGTATTCGAGCAGTTCATTGACGGCGCCCAAGATTTTCATGTTGTCGCCAATGTCAGTCCAGTTGTGGGGACCTCGCCCTTCCGCAAGATATTCGTGGGCTTTGTGGATGCACCAGATGGCAGTGTCACCAGTATTTTGGAGCATCTTAATCATGAACTGGTCAGCCTCGTCGGCGTCGATGGAGATGGTGAGATTCGGCATGTCAGCGATCCTTGTAAAAGATGTGGTTGTCGATGCGCGTAGTCCGCCGCAAGTTGTGCCATCCTACTATGGATGTGTCGTGGAAGTAAAGGGCACCGTGCGTTAGGTCCGGTGTATTTGATAGGGCCAGCACGGCTGCTTCACGGGCGCGCTCCAAGTCAGTGGTATTTGCCAGGGGTAAATGTCGGCGCTGGGTGCAGGCCCAAGAGAACTGGCATGTGCTGCCCCGGCGCTGAAAGACTACATCGCAGACGTCAGGCGGGAAGCGCCGGTCGTTGGCCCTGTTTAGAATTACTTGGCCGACAGCGATCTGGCCTGCGCGTGATTGGCCGCGCGCCTCCCAGTAGATGGCACGGGTCATGCACTTTAGGTAGCGGTCGCGGTTGTTGGTGTCGTTCCACTCGACAGGGAAGGGGCTGGGCGGCACGGCTATGGCAGGCAGCGGCTGCATCCATACCAGCAGGGCCAACAGTAGGACGGGCCAATAGATTAGCAGGTCACGGCCTAGACGTAGGTTCATGGCTGGGGTTCTCCTTGGTTCGATGGCATTCGGGTTGGGAGGTGAACAGGGCGATAGGTGCGCCGGGCTTACCCCACCATTTGGCGGCAGCATCATGGATGGCGGGCGTAAGGGCACGAGGGCAAGAGGCAGCGTAAATGCAATCAGCATTGAAAGGGCAAAACGTCATGTCACGAAAACAAAGCATCGGGTTTCTCCAGTTCGCGAAGGGCTTCGGCTGCGTCGGCACGGGTAGGAAATGGGTAGCCATAGAAGCACCCAATTCCAACCAAATACCACCAGCCATTCTTCTCTTTAATCATTCCTTCCTTCCTATTGTTGGCGCAGGCAGGCGTAATGGTATTGCCCACGGCGGCGATCAACGATTAGTGTTTGCAGCGTTTTCTTCCCAGCTTCACACAGTTCTTCGGTCTGAAACCCAGGGACATTGTTTAGTGCTGCAAGGTTAGGATTGGATGGTCCTGTACCTTCGATGAAAAAGAACACAACTAACACCCAGCTCATTTCTTTTCTCCTGGTTCCAGTTTGAAATCTTTGGGAGGGTGGCCTAGATAGTCAGCATCATAGAACCTAACGAAGGATCGTTGGCTTTCAGGGATCAACAGATGAATTTTCCCGTCTACCGCCATGATAATTCTGGCCACCCCTTCACCCACCCTTAAACGCCCAATACTCATTGGTATCGGTTGGCCAGTGGCAAAGTCTCTTTCAAAGATCATTCCTTTTCTCCCAGCGCGCGGATGGCGGCGGCGCTCCATTCATGCGTTTTGGCGCTACTACGCAAGTCAGTTGCATTTGCGATAGGTATCCCCACCAGACTGCTATATTCTAACCCTCTCTCGCTACTTTCTCTTTGTTCATCGTGCCACCGCGCCGCTTCTTCCAGCGCATCGCGCCGGGCAGTAGCGAGTTTCGCGCGAAGGCTGACAATTTCTTCTTCCTGGGCCTTTATGTGGTAGTCAAAACTATTGAATGGGTTATCACTCATTGCCTTCACCTTTCAGCGCGGGTTATGTCGCTCATTGTGTTTCTTCCCTCACCCTGCGTATTTCCCCTAAACACTTCTCTATTTCAGTAGACAATTCCGTGTCTGTAGTTCGCGGCAGACCGTGGATGCGATTAAAGGCGGCGACCAAGATTTTAGTGGTTTTGGCAAGCACACCCCGCATCCGCGCGTTCTCGGCCCGCAGCTTTTCGATTTCGTCGGCGGATTCCCATACAGTTGTATCTTCCGGCTTTAACCAAGCTTGATTACCGCTGGTCTGTGGTAGTTCTTTAGCTACCCGGCGCAACCGCTCTACGATGTCGCTCATTGATTTTCTCCCAGCAACTCGCGCGTCTCCGGTTTCAACTTGTCCCAATCGCCGCGCCAGACATGAGCGGCGAGGTCGTGCATGGCCGCGCGCAGCTTTTTGATTTCGGCATGAAGAAGGAAGCGGTAAGGCAATACACGTTCAGGTGCAATGTCGGGAAAGACGGACTTCCAAATTGAAAGTTCTTCTTCGGCTTGGGCAAGGCGTTTGCGAAGGGCGTCGTAGGTTACTTCAGACATGGGTTCTCCTGCGTTTGTAAGGGCTTGCTGGGCACGGCGCCGGACCTCGTGACTGGGCACCGTGTCGGTAGCGTGTGCGTCGATTATCATGATATTCTCCACAAAAGAAAAGGGGAATAAGCCGAAGCCCACTCCCCTTTCCGTGTACTCGTTAGCTAAAGGAGACTAAGCGGTTCGATCAGGCCGCCTTCTTGTTGGTGGTGTACCATTCGACCGAGTAGTAACGCGACGCCGTAAGGCGCGGCGTATTCAGCGGGGTGCCGTCACGGTTCTCGGTTTCGTGGGCAACCGTTACGACAACGTCACTGCCTGGCAGAATATCCAAAGCATCGCGGATAGAATTGCCAACAGTGTCAGTGTTGATGCGAGACAGACGGTCTTGCACGATAGGCAGTGACTTCTCAGAAACCCAGAAGGTGTCGCGCAGGCGACACTTCGACAAGTCCACGCCAGACATGTCGTGGTCGTGCATCGGCTCGACCATGGTGTAGGTAAGCTCAAGACCCTGCGTACCAGAGTTGGCCTTGACAATCTTCACGGACTGGACCGTGACCAGATAGTCACCAGCGGGCGCTTGCCGAAAGGCAGGACGCTCGGCGGCGGTGTTGCTTACGACGGTATCAAAAAGGTCAGCCATTGGCTGTGTTCTCCATTGAGGTTGTGTCACATAGGACAAGGCGGGATATACATCCGGGCTCCCGCCCTGTCAATAGCTGCCCGGAAATTATTTTAGCCTTTCGTCAGGCGGTCCATCATGGAGGCCAAGTCGTATGGCTCGACTGCCTTGATGGTGGTGGGTGCGGAGGTGCGAAGCGAAGCCTTGTCAGTGGCTGCCGTCTTGAAGGTGCGGTTGCCTGCACGGTCTACTTCAAGATGCCAGATGTCACTGAAGTAGGTCTGCATCTTCTTCGAGAACTTGACGCCGACGCCGACCGGCACGTCACGGGCCTTGCCAATGATCTTGCCTTGGTCGTCGGTGTCGCCGGTCTGCATGATGTGCGTCAGCACAATGACAGATGCGCCCATCTTGTTGCCAGTCAGGTGATCGAGGATGGCGCCGTAGTACTTGCCAGCCACGTTGTAGAGGGAACGCCCGTCGCGCTTGGCTTCAGGGTCTTCGCCCGCAGCCATCAGCAGGAGTTCGCCAAGGAAGGTGCCGCTATCAATGACGACGACATCCTTCGAAGTCCATGAAGTGCAGGGGCCGAGGTCTTCGCCGCCCGCCACCTTCCAGTGTTCGAGCATTTTGCAGAAACGCCGCATCTCATCGAGCGCCTGCTTGCCTGCGCTGCCTGACCCGGCGAACAGGTTGGTGCCGGTGATCTTGGCAGCAGCGTATGTGCTGACGTAAACGTCGGCTGCATTGTCGCGCAGGTAGGAACCAATGACGCGCGTGTTCTGATCGAAGTCGTGGATCATGATGCGGTAGCCTGCATTGGCGAGCTGGGCGAGGGCGCCGGTCTTGCCAGTCGCAGCTTCACCACAAAGCAGAATACGCGGAGGTAGGGCGGCGTCGTTGAACTTAGGCATTGAACAGAGTCTCCGAGATTGAGGGTTTGTTGCGTGGGTCATTGGCCCACTGGGTACACCAGCGGGACACTGGGCACCATGTCTGGCAGCGAACTGCCTCGCCGGGCCGGTGTTCTACATACAGATTGCTTGCGGTGTTGGCAAGGTGTTCTGCATCTATGGGATTGTCGAACAGCCTGACGGCACGGACGTTGCCGCGCTTCATGACTGCCCACTTCTCAGGCTTAGTCCAACGATCTTCGACTGTGCATAGGGCTGGCACTTCTGCTTGGTGCATAGCTATACGCTGGTTGATGAAGGCGTCAGCTTCTTCTTCTGACCATAGGCGCACGTCCAGCATCTTGACTTGGGCTTGCGGATAGTCGGGGCTACGACCAGCTTCGTTGCGTGACCAGTCGCGCAGCACGGCAATGACTGACATACGGTCAATGACTAGGCCCTTCTCCTTGGCAAGCAAGCGGCGGTAGATGTTGGTCTGCTGCTCCCATTCAGGAGGCACGACCCCGCCCTTGACCTTCCAAGCAGACGTAACCTTGAAGTCGATAAGCTGGCTGTCAGACAGGACCACGTTGTCGACCTGCCCCTTCAGTTTCCAACCACCATACTCGGAGTTGATGGTCACTTCGGTTAGGATGTTGGGCAGGGCAAGGCTGGCACGTTCGATGATGGTATGCACTGACTGACCAAGCAAGGACCAAATGCGGTCGCTCACATCTTCAGATAGTTCTTCGTAGTGCTTCAGCTTGAGGTGCCGTAGCTGGGGCGGCGACAACAATTCCGTTACGGAAATGTCAGCATCGCCCTTGGTGTAGCTGTCATTCATGATGGCAGCCACGATAGCTTCCGGCAAGTTGTGGTTGTTAGTCAGCTTCATTTGGGTAGCTCCGTCCATGTAAGGTCGTCGTCAGCTAAGCTGTGTTTTTTCGGCAAAAGAAACCCGTCTGCATCAACCCATTCACGCTGCTGCTTGTAGCTGTTCCAATTCCAGCAGGCTTCCCTGTAACTATAAGGATGTAGCCGCCCATGATATAAGATACTACATCTAACCAATACCCACTTGCCTTGGTCTGGTGGGTCGTCTGCACAAGAGCGCCATGTCATAGCTTGGTGTCCAGTAGGTTGGCGGCAAGGGTGGGCGCGGCTTTCTTTTTGCGTGAAGCGGTGTTTGCCTTCTTCATTTTGGCAGCAGCTTCAGCAATGGCGGCATCGTCGGCACGGGCCTTGCGGTTGCGTTCGTTGATCTTGCTGATCTCCGCGACAGCATATTCTAGGTGAGCCTGAGTTAGGTCCTCGGGATCACGGGCAAATACCTGGGCGCGCGTCAGCTTTTCTAGAGGAGAAGCAGCGCCGCTAGGATTATCATCAGGTGGATTAGTCGCATCCGTCATATCCATATCTCCGGTTAGGGTCATGAGAAAGGGGAGAGCCTAAGCCCTCCCCCACTAGCGCGTTAGTCGTCGTCGCCTTCCTGAAAGATGGTCCCCCAGAAGTAGCTGTTTTCTTCCGAATTATAGATAGGCGATTCGTCTTGGTAGTAGGCTTGGTCCTTGAAGATGTCGGCAGCGCCGGGAATATCAAAGACCACCGAATACTTGCAGCACCGGAGCTTTTGATTGTTATAGTCAGACGGCACCGATACTACGTCGGCAGGGTGAATCTTGACGGCAACCAGCTTGTCGCCCCCAGACATGAAGCCCTTAGCATATTCGTAGGCAGCGGCATGGAAGCCATAGCTGCAAGTCTGCTCGCGGTTATCGTCAACGTCACGGCGCGGCATCTCAAGCGTAACGCCGGGCGAGTTGTCGAACTTGCGGGAGTGCTTGTCCTTGAAGTCGCTAGTCACTGCCTTGTATGCAAGGAAGCAACCATCTTCGGTGATAGGAAGGTTAGCCGCTTCCAAGAACAGAAACAATTCGTTGCGGCTAGTCATCGAAGGATTGGACATGAGGTTGTCGAGGAACAAGCAGTAGTGTTCGACAGGTAAGCCCTCGTTAAAGAACTGGTGCAGCTTGTTGGCAAGGTAGCCAGTAAGCGGGGCGCCGTTGAAGGTAACGCCCTGTTCGTTGACGGACACGCGCCCCTTGCTGATCGTGTTAAGGTAGGTCTTGACGCTTGCCATTTCAAGGGCAGTGTCGAAGTCCTTGTCCTTGATAGCATCGACCACCGCCTGGAAGTTCATGTGGGTGGAGTCGATAGTTACCGGACCCCGGCTGATCGGGAACAGGGACACGGAGTTGGAGGTGAGGATGTAAGGGATCATGGGTTTTGTTCCTAGGTTTGGGTTGTTACTTGGAGAGATACTGAAGGATAGCAGGTTCGGACTGGCTAGTCCAGTTTACGAACCGCAACATAGGCCGGGCTGCATAGATAGCATCCCAAGCCTTACGGTATTTGTCGATAAGCGTCAAGCTGTCTGCCTGAATACGCTTAACGACGGCGGGGTCAATGACGCGCAAGCAGTCGTCGTCAAATTCCGAGTTATGGAAGTAGGTGTCGCGCATCGTATCCTTGTAGGGACGCAACACATCAAGCATGGCGCTTACCTCTGGGATATAATTGCCATAGGTTGTGTCATGCAGCTTGAAGAGCTTTGCAACGTCGAAGTTACCGCCACCATGAGCAAGGGAGCCTGCCGTATAAGTAAGCCTAGCTTTGCTAAGCAAGTTGAGCGGGGTGATGCTTGCCACATAGTCAGGCGATAGGAAGAACCAGCCCGCCTTCTCCATGCGCTTGACCAGAGCAGGCGAGTTCTTGATCTTGCTATGAGACATACCAAGGTAGCGGTGCGCCGGAGCAAACAGCCCATAGCGAAGCGCCCTCCTATAGAAAGACAATTCGTTAGTGCCTTTCATGCTGCCTTGGCTGAAGGGAATTACAACGCCGCCGCCTGTCAAGTCTATGTCCTTCGTAATAATATCCTCGGCTATTATTGTAGGCTGGTTGTTGGTATTGTGTTCGACTTTGACGCCATAGCCCTGCGTAGTCAGCTTGGTGGTCGGACCCTTGGTAATCTTGGGCGGGTCCTCCAAGGTAGCTAGGTCGATGGGTTCCGGCCAGCCCTTGCTGGCGAGCGTCTGCTTAAGGGTGTCGAAGGGGACGCCGTTGAACAATAAGATACGATGGTAAGCGCGAGGGGCGTTAGGGTCGGTGTAGTTGTGGGTAACCTTGCGCGATACCTTAGATGAAGCCGGAGCATCGGTCCACAAAACCTTCATATCTTCGTCGGCTGTTGAATGGGTAAGAACTACTTGGCCTGACGTATAGCTTTCGCGCTGGAAGTTTTTCCAATGTGACCGCTTCATAAACTCCGCAACGGTGTAGGGCATAGGCATATCGACCTTGGTGTCGATGTCAGACTGAAACTCGATATTGTGGCCGCGCCACTTCAGCTTACCGTGCCTAGCCATATCGCGCATCAGATTGGTGATGCTATTCCTAGGGCCAGCATAAACGTATTGGCGGGCTTTGTAAAGGGAAGGCTGGTTTGTGAGGTCCTGCTTAGCTGTGTCAATGACTTCGCGGGCAAGCTCAGCAGCCTTCTTAACTAGGGCCGCTGACGTATTGTTGTCATAGGACAACGCTTCGCGGCTGGGGCTAATGCTTAGCGAACCGACAGGCATATTCAAGACGAAGCCCGTATCTGAGAACAGGGTCGCAACCTCGGACGGCAGGCCCTTGATAGCCGAAGTCTGAAGGCGATAGGCAACTAAGCCCATCAAGACATACGAAGCATTGGAGTTAATGATATACCAGTCAGGGATACCGTTGGTTTCGGACGCTGACTTGATAAGCGTATCGTGCTTCGGGATTGTGCTTAGTAGTTCGGCACCCTTAGCGCCTGTGAAGGTAGGCAGTTCGGGCCACCAGCAAAAGAAGTTACGGGCTTCACGTTCCCACCAAGGCAGGTCGCTGCTCTTAGCGGCAACGCTAACTGACAAGCCCGTCTCGGTGCCACACGATTCGCTAGATACCACGTTGACGCGGGGCAAGCCGCCGTCCTTATAGCAAACGTAGGTAGTCTTAGCGCCGCCATGCCATGAGGTAACGGTGAACTGATCGGCTACTGAGAAGGGCGACTTGGAACCTAGGCCGAAGCCACCAATCAGATCGTTGCTCGTGTCCTTGGTTGAGCGGAAGTACGTGGTGTATAGGGAC